TTCAAATCCATTTCCGTATGATGTCAAGCCTTCGTTCTCTTTATCGGCAAGCACTTCATCCATAATCACTACCATGCATCTTATGATCTTGTCATCTAACTTATCAATGCGTCCGAATGTCTGTCTTTCTAGCTCTGCCTCGCAATCCGTTCGCAACAAGAGAAAGGCACCATGGTCACTTGTACCTCCGTGTTCTTTATATTCTTCATAGGTCAGTTCTTGCATGATACCCTCCTCCTATCATATTTATTTCTTCGTTCCTTTTTTGCGTTTCTTCTTTTTGCCTTCATCTACTGAAATTGCCATAACTTTCCTCCTACTGTTTAGCATCAAGTGTTAGGCCTGTTAGGCTATACTCTTTGCTAACTGTGTTAGTGCCTTTAGTTGCGTGAATTTTAGGTTTCTGTGATGTAGATGTAATTCTGAATACAACATATCCGTCGCTATCAAGTTCGCGAGGGTTGCCCTCTGTTGCTCCACCGATTAGTTCAACTGATAGTGTTGCTTCAGGGTCTGTTGCCTCAAAGTGAAGTGCTAGGTAGTTACCTTCCTGTAGTTCTGCATCTCCACTATAGCCTGTGTATCCTTCTACATAGAAACTTTCACCTGTTACATTAGTGCCACTTACGGCTACATTCTGTTGTAGGTCGCCCACCTTTTTGCCTAGTAGGTCATCGTTTACGCCAATTTGTGTGTCGGCCGACACATCTAGTGCCGATGGACTAGGGTGTAGATACAACAGCGATTCCGTCAGCGTATTCAGGATACAATTTAGCACCTGTAATAGCGTATGTTTCACTTACAGCTGTTTCGTAGTTACCCTTAATCTGTACGCCGATAAATCCTGTATCGTCTGTTACATATACAAGGCCTGCCTGTGCGAATGCGCTATCTGCAGGATCAATGTAATAAACATTAAGGTTGTTAAGTGCTGTTGCCCATACCTGACCACTTGTTACCTGTGATGTTACAAAGATTACATCATAGCCTAAGAAGTTTTGGATGTATGTCATTCCGAATGCTGTCTGAACTGAAAGTGGAGCATCGCCTAGATAATCATAGAAGTCCTCTGTGTTTACCCATGCTACTGTTCCTGTGATTCCTTTGTGGATTGACTCAAAGTATGAACGAACCTTACCCTGTGCCTTTGCTAACTGTGCCTGTAGGCCTGTTGCTGTTGCTGTAATAGCTGACTCTGTAACTAACGCGCCATAAAGGTTGTTAGTAATCTCGCCTGTGATTTCTGCGAGTAGTTCCTGATCACTCTTATCAACTGCTGTTTCATAACCATAGTTGTTGATTGCTTCTGCTGTAACGCCCTTTGAGTATTTCTCAAGTGTGATAGGGTCTGCTGTTACTTCATCAAACTCAAGTTCGCTATAAGGGATAATCTCTCCCTCTGCTACGCTTTCTTCTAGGTCAACTGCTACTTTGACCATTCTCAACTCTGTGCCACTCTCTTTCTTGATAGGTCTTGCTACATCTAGTAATCCCATAAGAGCAAGAAACTCATTAGAAAACTGTGACGCAAAGTCAATCTTTCTAGCTGTTACATTTGCTAGTGTTGTACTTGTTGCTGTGTTTGCTTTTGCTACTGCCATTTTTTACTCCTCCGTTAAATTAAATAATTCAATATTGTCAGCAATGGCCTGCTGTCTTTGCGCTCGGTCTTCAATCTTTAGGATTTCTTCTTTTGTCATCCTAGATGTTCCACCGTTTGACTTGCCACCAAAGTTGCCGGCCTTGCTTTCTTTAGCGAATACTCCTGCGTCTTTGTCTTTGTAATCCTTGACAAAATCTTCAAATCCCATTAGGTTGCCGTTTTCGTCTAGTTTCAAATCCTTTTCGATTAAGTCTTGAGTGAAGGCTTTTTTGCCTGCGTTACTTGAGAAGTTAAGTTTGCTCACCTGTTCTTTTACAGCAAATTCGTATTTCTGTTTCTTTAGGCCTTCTTCGTACTCTTTTGTTTTTTCTTTGTACTTCTTTTTGTTGGCCTCTAGTTCTTCTTGAACCTTGTTGAGTTTCTCTTTGTCCTCTCCTGCATCGTCAAGCTTCTTGGTTAAATCTTCAATGTCTTCATCTCTTGCTTTCAAATCGTCTTTGAGTTTTTGATTGTTTTCTTTGATAGAGTCGTACTCGTTAATGGTCTTGTAGTTTTCGTTTACTGACTTCTCCAAGTCCTTTTTCTTGTCTTCCTCTACCTCGATTCCAAAGTCTTTTAAAATTGCAAAAATATTCTTCATGTTACTTCCCTCCTAAAATCTATTTTAAGTGCGTTTCCACACTATTGAGTTCGGTTGCATTATATCACTTTTTAGGAACTTTGTCATTATTGAATGTCCATCCTGTACCATTGAGGTTTTAGATCTGCTTTCTTGCAAAGTTCCTTATAGCCATTTTGGGTTTTATTTATTTTACGCTCATAGCGTTCTACTTCTTTTTTGTCTTTAGAACTTTTGGTTTTATTAAACCTTGTTTGCGCTTGAGTTAGTTGCTCTTTGTCCTCGCGTACTCTTGTTTCAAGTTGTCGCATTTTGTTTGACGCATCTCTTCGGTTCATACCTCCAAGCTCTTTGATTGGCTCTTCAGTAAATTTTCGCATTTCCTCTAGTTGTTCTTGTGTATATGTTGGTTTACTTACACCTTTAACAATAGGCTTTATTCTGTGCTGACAGTTATTAGTTCCTATCTGTCGTATGCCTTTTCGCTCTACCACCCATTTTTGATATTGTTTAGGTGTGAATATTCTGCCTTGTATATCTTGATGGTCTTTAGCGCATAGGCCGTGTGCGTCTATCTCTATTGCGTCTGCTCCAAATTCCTCGCCGGTTATCTTGTCAACTTGTATCTGCATTTGTCGCACACCGTCAAGTACATTCATTCTAACGGCTGTATCGATTCGTCTTGATCTTCCACCTGCATATTCAACCTTTGGTCCTAGTTTAGTTGCTTCTCTTATTGCTTGATTGATTGCGTCTTGGTAGTTTGACGCTCCACTATGAACAGCCATTATCGCTTTGTCAATACAGCGTTTGTATCTTACATCAATTGCTGATGTATTCGATAGGTTTTTGAAACTTCCATTGGTTATTTTCTCTATTGCTACTAACTGATTAAGAATTCGTCTGTTTTTATTAAACGGCAACTGCACTACATTTTGGGCCTTATAAAACTTTGCCATTTCTTTATAGGCTTTGCGTCCTTCTTTAGTTATAAGTGCGTTTGTCTGTTTAACTGTTTTAGATCCGGCTTTTTTAAATTCTTTCTTGATTAAGTTTAAGTTTACTTGCGTTTGAAGTTGTTGTTCCATTATGTCAAAGTCGCCATTCTCAATGTCTGCAACTTGTTCAGCAAGTGTGGTGATAAAATACAAATTAGCCTGTTCGTATATGTTGGCTATCTTATACGCTTTTTTGGTTAATTTTTCATCAGCCATTATTCAACTCCTACTGGTTCAACCGGTTCTCCCATATTTTCTAAATCATTGTATATATCCGTTAATGCGTCCATGTTCTCAAGTGCTTTCTCGGCATCTTTTCTGTCTTCACCGAACGCCCACATTCTTGCCTCAATCTTATCTTCAATGCCCATGTCAATTCGTTGCTGATGTCTGTCTAGTTCTGTTTGATAATCTTCAAGTATACTGTCATTCCAATTAATCACCAATTTACAGCCACCCTCTACATCATAGTATTTCTCGGCTAAATAACTTACAGCCTTAAACATATCCTGTAGTGCGTTTTCTAGTGCTTCTTGGTTATCAACTAGCGTGTGGTACCTGCGTTCTTTTAGTGTGATAATCTCTGTCGCTGTTCGAGCTACACTATCAACCTTTGACAATGCGCCACGCTCCATTCCGATTTTATCTTCAATTCGCATTAGGTAATTATCAAGGCCGTCGTTATAGTTGCTGTCCCTCAAACTAGGGTTATACGCTTTCCATGTATCGATGTCTTGAAAGTCCATTTTGTGATACAAGCGTTTCTTTGTTTGCTCTACTTTTATTTGGTCAGTTAATTCGCTTTGTGGTAGGATTGCGTCTTCCGATACATCAACGGCTAGTTGGCCTCCCTCGTACTCCCAATCAAGACGGTCAAACTGTTCATCAACTTTTTTAATTAAAGCTTTTGCCGGACTAAATATTGAAATACCAACAGGGCTATCTATGTCGATGTTGTTTGCTAGTGGTGTTCGGTAATATCCAAAGCAAGTACCCTCGATTCCTTCTTGAACTACTTTAGGGTCAATGTCTGCCCACTTATCAACTGTTGATAGTGGTATCTCTTTACCAAGGTTTCGGCCTTTGCCTTTATAGGCTTTGTTCTCAATAATGACATTATCGCCATCTAGTGTTTGTCGCTCAACTCTTGTGTAGGTGACCTTGCCGTTTTGTATCTGCTCACCAAACGCAATATCAGTTACATTACCATCATCATCGAACGCTAAAATTAAAAACTGCCCTTGTCTGCAGAAATCAATGTTAATTCCACCGTTTGAGATGTAAGGCCTGAACACTATACCTCCAACAGCCATTCCTTTTTCGAGCTGTTCTTTTAGTCTTGGGAGTAGGTGTTTCTCTATCTGCTCTCTTACAAATATAGCCTTTTCGCTTTCACCGGTTACTTCTATTTTTGCCTCAGTTAGTATTTGCGATGAAAGAGTTTGACATATCGTTTGAGGTGTTCCTAGTATTGATTCACACTCCCAATGTGGATTGTCGCAATACATATCTTCCCATTCTTCAATGTTGCTGATCATGTTATCGCTGACCGGTGTGTCGTATTCTTTCTTGATTAAGTTGATTAGGTTATTCATCCCATTACTCCTTTTAAATCTGCTATTATAGGGTCAATGTATCCCTCTTTGTCTTTCTTAAAGTATACCTCTCTAATGTTAGATGCTACTGTGTCAGGACAGTCGTCGTGTTCTGCGTTTTCGTTGTAATCGAGTATCTGCTGTACGAAGTCATCGTCTGTCCCATCCACAAAATAAACATTAGGCCATGTAGCCTTTAAGTATGTTGTAATCTTTATATGCTTGTTCATCGACTCGTGGTATGGTCTAGTGCGTAATCCAAATGCTTTTAGATCGCGTGCTACCATTCCTTTGTCTGCGTTCTTCTCTAAATATATTCTGCCACATAAATGCTGTCTGTATAGTTTGATTATGTCATCGTAGCAATCTATCACATGTTTGGTCCAACATTTACCTAGTACATAATACTTGCCACTTATTCTGTTTATAATTGATACGGCCGTCCAATCTTCGCCGTCGTATCCTGCGTCAATATGCATCTTGCCGTTAGTGATTAGCTGTGCGTCTTCTCCTAGTTGTGCGTTAGCAAATATGATGTTCTCACTTGCTATATGCTTTAACTCGTAGTTGACAGCAAACCTTGACGCTGTCATTGTATCTTTCTTTTCTTGGATTGCTTCGTCACTCATTATGCCTGTTGAATAACAATCCCATCGTTCAGGCTCCGGCATTAGTGTGAATGCATCGTCTTGGTGCCACGGTGTACCGGTGTTGTATATACGGCCCTTGTCTGTCTTTAGGTTTTGTAGCTCTTGGTATGCTGTCTTTGTTGCATCTCTATCGGCTTTTGATATTCTGTCCTTTAGCGTTACGATATCGTCTGTGAATATATGGTCGTAGTGCTTACCGGTTAGTGATGCCTTGATTCCCATTCCTACCAACTGACTAGATCCTCTTGTGTCAGTACACAAGTTAGTTGATATCT